TTCTTAGACAATGTTTCCTCATATTCCCAAAATTTATATAAATCAAACTCTTCTACAGTTTCACCTAAATTCTTGATATGGAATTGTTTAAACATTGAAGGTGAAGGTTCAATTTGATTTGGGGATACTACTCTGCCTTTACGTAGATGGGGTTCTAATTTAGTATCCCAGTGTTTAGGAAATACATTGTCATCATTTACTACTAAAATGTAATCATTAGTAGCATTATAAACCCCCCAATTTGTAGCTACTGATAAGCCTTGATTGTCCCCTAAATCGAGTACATTTACGTCTGGATATTTGTCTAGTGTGGGTTTGTTTAACTCATAAAATCCATCAACTACAACAATAACTTCATTTGCATTATCTTGACCTTCAAATATAGACTTGAGGCATAGGTCTAGATATTTGGGTTCTTTGTAAGTAGGTATAATTACTGAAATCATATTTTATTCCAATTTGTTAAGGGTGATAGCCAAGCGGTCTCTCCATGTGTAGCATAGCCCGGGAGAGGGGTTAGTAATAATTCATCGTTAGATCTAAGTTCTAAGAACATTTGAAAATCATTAGGATGAGAAGTGTTGGTATGTTTACGGAGTAGGGGTTCAACCCGTTTTAAAGTTGATACTTTAGCAGCAAAAGTCATTGTTGTTGAATTGGTAATTTTCCAATGGCAAGAGTCAGTTAAATAAACTCTAGTATCTTCTGCACCTCCAACACAATATGGGTTACCTCCTTCAGAAGGATCTAAATACTTGTCTGGGTGGTCGTACAATGCTACGAATGAGGCTCCTAAATTAAATCCTTCTTCTAATACTTTTTGTGATTCGGGTTTGTGTAAATAATCATTCTCAATAAAATAAACTATTTCATTATCATCGTATTTTAATGCTTCATCTAATGCTAAATTGAAAGTACCTGCCCCATGACCCCTAGAAACATACTCAATACAATCCTCAGCAACATACTTACGAACCATATTTTCCGTCTCTTTAGAAATGTTATCTGCTATAACTAACCAATTAACGTTCTTAAATACTTCAGTAGCATTTTTTAGACATTGTTCATTACCTATATAGTTAGGTTTGATTTTGTTATAACCGGTATCTGATATTCTATAGATTATTTTCATATTATTTTTAAATAAGGGCTAATACTTGAGTGATTCCAAATGTGGTCTATATTTTGAATTTTAAACTCATAATAGGGGTTTCCTTTAACATATAAATCCCATGTTAAATGGTAGGCTTTGTTTAATTTAGTTTTAACCCATTTTAAATTCTGGGATTTGGTTCTGGAGGCGATCGCGCTATCTATAAACTTTCCGCTGTAGAATAATTCTATGTTTTCTTTTTTTAAAGTCATTAGATGTCCTCCCGTAGAGCATTCAATATATTCTTTAGTAGTAATACAGTTAGAGGGTAACCAAGTATTTGAGTTAGGAATGTGATACGGGAAATTATCTAGGGTCAAATCCACACAAGAAACTCCTATATTTTCTAAATTCAGATTTTTAATTATTTCTTTAAAGGTAGAATCAATGTCCTCTACTTCTAGATCTCCATCAGTAATAGTAATGTAATCATATTTTAGTAATAATTCTTTATAATCTTTTAAAAATATTTCTATAGCATTATTAGTAATATTTTCTTTAAATTGAATATATCCCTTTAAATTTTTAGTAGAAAAATATTCTTGAATTTGATTACTATTTTCACTTTTATTTTCAATAATAAAGTAATCTATATTTGGTTTTTGAATGCTTTCAAAACTTTTAATTATATGTTCTATATTATTATATATAAAAAATACACAAACATGTTTTATCATTTTTAGTTTTTTAAATTTATTCCTTCTGTTGGGTGGAAGCACGTTAAAGATGTTATTAAATAGGTTTTTAAATTATTTTGTTTTACATATTCTCCTACCCTCTCCCACATATCGGCATCTGCCGCATACTCTTTTCCTGTTTCTTCGTATACATCTCGATACTTTAAAGGGATTAATTTATGATTTATACAGACTGAAGAGTGTATTTGTTCTCCTGGCTTTACCTCTAGTGGGATAATTTCATTGGTAAGCTTAACTTGAGGCCTATGTGAATTAAAGTAAGTAGAACAGGTACAAATAAATGAAGCATCTTGAGTAGTTTCAATAGCATGGTTAATTACTTCTAAGTGTTGAGGGTGCCAATAATCATCATGGTCTAAATGGCAAAGGTATTCTAATCCTAGATTTAAACCAACATCAACACCTATATTGCGAGCATTTACCCCTCCTGAACTCCATAATTCTCTACTATCTATAGAGTATTTTTCCCTTTCTTTAGCATAAGGTAAATTTTTATAAAGGATTTTACCTTCTAGATCTTTATCATTACATATGCTTTCAAATTCATCATTATCCTCGTACTTATCTCCAATAATAATTAATGTGAAATCTTGATGAGATTGATTTTTAATACTTTCAATTGCTCTTTTAAGTAAAAAAGGTGTTGAACCATCAGATTTTTGATAGGTAGCTATTAATATTCCTAATTTCATTATTTATAAGTTATTTTACTTGTAGGTAAATACCATTCGTTTATTGATGAGGGGACTCTTGAGTGATATCCTAATATTTGTTGTGTTTTTTCAGGAAATTCTTCTTTCCTTCTATATCCTAAAGCTCTAGGATAATCTAAAAGTTGTTTATAATATGGTAATGAAAAGGTTATTGGTAAAGCCCTTCTAATTTGTGTTGTTTTATTTATTCCTGATGCGTGAAATATGTTAGAGTTCCATAAAATTATATCCCCCGGACTACCTGTCATGGGTACACAGTTATCTTCCCAGAACTTTTTTGTTGGTTTTTCTTCTATTAAATGTGAGTAGGGTAATAATAAAGTACCACCGTTTTCAATAGTAAAATCATCTACCATAACTAAAGCATTTAACAATAAAGGAATTTTATCTGAGTAGCCTCTTATATCTCTATGTACTTTTTTGTAAAATAAGTCAGATTCGGATTTTATATTACTTAGGGCAGAAAAGGAATTTAATATACATTTCCCACCAAAATAATTTTTTTCTAAAGATCCAATTAAACCCCTATCTATCATTTCTTGCAGAAAATCTATAAATATATCATCACTAGCTAGTACATTCATAGCAACACCATCGGACGTTATACCATTATTATTATTTTGTCTAATTTTTTTATGTTCTTTGAATGATTTTGGTAAAACTTCATTTATTTTTTTTAACCATTCTTTAGAAACCCATTTTCTTAAAATGGTATAACCTTTTGTTTTTAATTCAAAAATATTTTGTTTTTTCATTTTAAAAATTTTTCTTTTTCTTCTCTTTTCCTAATTATTTTACAAGGGTTACCATATGCTAATACATCGTTGGGTAAGTTTTTTAAAACTAAACTCCCGGCACCCACTACCGTGTTTTCACCTATATTTAATCTATCTAATACAGTAACACCTAAAGTAATTGCAGAGTATTTTCCTAAAGTTACGTAACCACCCGTTACAGAACCCGCAGATATGCTAGAGTAATCACCAATGTTACAATCATGTTCCACTTGTGCCCCCGTAGCAAAAAAAGTAAAGTTACCTATTTTAGCTTTGGGGTTGATTATACATCCCGCCATCATAACTATACCTTCACCGATTTCTACATTTTCACCTATTATCACTGAAGGGTGGAGTGCGTTTACAAATACAAAAGAAGGTATTAAATTTTTTATCTGGTGGGATACTAAGTGTCTTATCCAATTATCACCTATAGATATAATTCCGCCATGTATGTTATATTTTTCTATTATGTCTTTTAAGTTTTCTTGTCGGCCTAAAACTTTATAACCAAACCTATCACTCCCAACTTCATGAATTGAATCTATAATACCTACAATATTATACTTATTTTCTTTGTGAATAATATCAATAGTGTAATGTGCCTGATTCCCCCCACCTATTAAAACTATATTATTTTTCATTTGTTATAAATTTTAAACTTAGACAAATCTGGGTATGGTAATTTTAAGTCTTCATTATGTTTTTTAGTACCATCCATATTGTAGAACTGACCCATTAATAATAAACCTCGAGCTGCTAATTCGGGCATCATATAAAAATTCCAACCTAACATATCTAAATTATCATCATGATAGGAACACTCACGTCTACCTGAGTATCGGGCACGTTTAAACCATAAATATGCTTCGTGATTATCGGTTAATATAGCCCCTCCTTTAGACAGTTTAAAATGTTTATAGGGACCTGTAAATGAAATGCACATATGTGTTTTAGGTTTGTACATGTCTGCGGTAAATGTTAGAGCGGAGTCCCATACATTAGATCCCTTTAGTTGGTAAGCTCCTGTTAGTGTCTTTCCTTCAACCTCTTCCCATTCTACTTTTAAACCCGCATGGATAATTTCACACGGTACTGAAGGGTAGGTTCTGCAAGGGATGCTTACTTTACCAGCAATGCTTTTTTTAACATGGTTCTCATAGTATAAAGCAAGGAATAAACCGTTACTCATATTATCTACGGTTACAACATATTTAGCTCCTGTATAGTTTGCTAATTGTTGTTCAAATTCATCAGTAATGTCATATACGTTTTTCATATCTTACTATATAATTCGTTTTGTTTTTCTTGACGTTTGATATCCTTAAGGTGGATTAAACAATATTCATCATTAACTGGGAGGTGAGATTCGGATTTATGACCTGTAAGTACCTCATGAACTTTATTTTCCCATTTAATACGTTTAACATTTTTAAGGATACGGCATTGGTAATCTGGGAAGTTAACTCGGCCATCAGGGGTTACATTCCATCTCCATTTATCAATATGTTCTTGGGTTAATCCATTTACTTTATTAATTCGTGGCACCCAAAATATGTCTACACTGTCATTCATTTTAATAACCTCTTCAACAGTAGCCATTAAGTAGTCGTCAGGATATTCATCGGCATCTATTTGAAAGATGTAATCTCCATTACAAGCGTCTTTAAGATTATTTTTAAATGAAGCAAAATCTTTATTTAAAGGAAATTCAATTACTTTAAGTTGTTTATAATCTGAGAATTGTTTGAGTACTTGATAAACTGAAGATGTGGTATTCCCTTTGTCACATTGTACTACAACTTCATCTTGATTTCGTTTATTTTTGAATAGATAGTTTAATAGATATTCTAATTGTATCCATTCATTACATACTGGTATAGCGTAGCTTAGTGTCATTATTCGGGGTTAGTGAACAGTCCAATATAATCCATAGCTCCAATAAAATCACGCTCATTGAAAAGTTTTACATTTCCCATGTCCATTTTATGGGTAGTTCCTTCAGGAAATTTGGACAGTTCTTCTTCTGTAAGTTCTTTAGCGGGGCATGACGACCATTCCCATCCCTCAGATGACTTACCATTTATAAAAATCATTCCTTTTTCAGGAAGGCTTACGGTAGATGGGATCCAATTTAATCCATCATCATCTACGTAAACTAAATCCTTATAAAGTTCAGGTAATACTTCTAGTTGTTCCTCTAAAAATTCACTATCTTCAGTCATTAAAGTATTAGTAGTAAAACCACACCCATAACACATGTAAACTTTATAATCGGCCCCTAAATTATTCTCGTAGCAAGCATCACTCCCGCAACGTGAACATATTTCTAATTTATCCTTTATCATTTTCTATTTTTTTAAGTTTAGGTAAATTTAATTTAGGAAGTTCTAATTTGACTTCTTTAGGAAATTCAGGAACATATTGGCCTAAATAACCTTTTAATTGTTCTACCATTTTCTCATAACTAAAGTCAGTACGACTCTTATATGCCTGTCGAGTTGCTTTTTCTTTATAATTTTTATAATTAGTAAATACATCCCTAAGAGCTAGAATTACAGCGTTATTGTCTACACTAAACCATTGAAACTCCTCCATAATAATATCTTTAGCAACCGCACTAGGGTGAATATTTGTTAATTTGCCTGGGAGGAGGGATGTAAATTCATTTGAGAGGAAATCGGTATGCCCCGACCAGTTAGTAGTGATGATAGGTTTTTTGCTTAAACTAAATTCTAAAAGGGGACGACCAAACCCTTCACCCTTAGTTAGGTTAACCATAGCCTTTACTTTATTATGAGTATATAAATCATTTACTTCCTCATTAGTAAATTCACCCTGTAGAAGATATATATTAGGTAGAGTGCGAGCATCCTCTACTGAATTACGGATCATGTCTATTCTATTAAGAATTTCATTTCGATCCATATAGGAGGTTCCTACAGCTGTAGTTTTTAAGATTAAAGCAGGGGTTTTCTTTTTATTTTTAAATGCCTCGAAGAATAACCTAACTAATAGTCCTACATTTTTTCTATCTTCTCCTATGTTACCTTGCATCCAATGTCCTACAAATAAGTAAGCGAATTCTTCCTCAACCTGATCTAAATCAAAGTTAGATTTTTTAGGTTGGTAGGTTTCTAAATCAGCACCTTCAATTAATACTTCAATAGGTTTTTGTAAGCCATATTGACCCATTACTTCATTAGTCTGTTGGTTACGTTGTTCAAATTTAATTGTTTTTAATACTTCAATACTGTGAGTAGATGAGCCTAGAATTAAATCCATTCGATTACATCCTTCTATCCATGTAGGGTGACATCCCGTAGTTTCAATGCCAGCGGTTAATCCGATATTAAATTTACCTACTGGTTGGAATTCATTTGGGATAGTTATTTGACACCAAATTTCGGGTTGTTTTGGAAGTTGATTACCTACAGGGAGAAGATGGGGAGTAAGGAAATGCCATTCGGAGTGGGCTTCAATAAACCCCCATGGGGTTTCTCCCCACCTTTGAGGTAAAACTTTAACATCATATTCATCTAATTCAATAAGGGCTTTTACAAAGTCTCTAGCTCGAGCTCCATAACCGCTGTACGTATCAATAGGACAGCTTACTATAAACATTGGTTTCATTAATATACTAAATTATGTTGTGCAACTTTCTTTTTAAGTGGAGTGGATTTTACCAACTCATATTGGGATCGGGGTTGCCAAGTTTCTAGAAGTTTATCAACATTTTCTATAACTCTTTCACCTTGTTTTTCAGATGTAAAACCCGCTTCGTTTCCAATAGCCCATTCTCTACCCATTAAGCCAATAGCCTCTCTACGTTCAGGGTCTAGGTTGTAAACTTCCATGATTTGATTCGCAGCATCACTTGCTTCACATCTATCATCAAAAATGTAGGGAGTTTGAGGTGAACCCACAATTGAGATACTTGTTGGGAAGACTGGGAATGCCCAAGGTCCACATTCTTTATAGGTACCTCTGTGGTTTGAGGGGATATTTTCATCGGGTGTGAACCATAATCCTTTTTCATCTGTGAATCTCATTTGGTCTTGCATCCCTCCTGTAACATTAGCAATTATAGGATTACCTGATAATATAGCTTCAGTTAGACTAAGACCCCATCCTTCATTAGAAGTAAGTTGAATCTGGACATCAGTACTATTGTACAGTAGATTCATTTGGTGTGGGGTAAGTCTATCTTCAGAGAAGATAATATTATATCTTTCATCATCACCACAAAGCATGTCTGCTACTGCAGGAAGATCAGTACCGTTAGGATCTACTTTTTGAGTATGAAGTACTAAAGCACATTTTTTAGCCTCTTCTAAAGGTAATTTATCTACAAATTGTGTAAATGCCCAAATAGTATCAGGTATCTGCTTACGTCTAATATTTCTTGAGTTAAAGAATGAAACAAAATCAAATTCTTTACCTCCAAACAAATTCTTTTTAAATTCTACTAATTCAGTATTATCTTTTTCTAGGGGTTTGAATGTGTTATGGTTTAAACCATGGGGTACATATTCTAAAATACGATCTTGTACTTTATCTCCTAAAACCAACCTATTAATATTGACTGTTTGTTTAGAGATACCCATTAACAAATCACATGACTCATAGAAAGATTCATTATAACGTGGGGCTGGGTAGTCATCCCAAATGTTTAAGTAAGCGATCGGGATTTGTTTTCTAATTTCTCCTTCCATTTGAAATAGCCAAGTCCAATATCGGGGATCAGTTATGATAAAAATAGCATCAGGTTTTTCGGTTGCTATCATCTGGCGGACTAGTGATGGGGATCCATAACCGTTAGTTGGGTAAATGATTACTGAAGCATCCTCAATTCCTGCTTCTTTACTAGTATCCTCACTAATATCTAACTTTTTTCCTGCTTCAGGGTGTTGGATTGCAGCTCCTATGTTAACAAAGTTAAAATGGTGGGCCGTGTGGACTACTATTTCTCTTGCTACAGTCCCAATTCCAGAATGTGTTCTAATATCGTCACACATCAACAAAATTTTCTTTCGTTGATCTTTTGGTATATAACCTTTTTTCATTTTCTATTATAAATTTAAATTGTTGTGGTTGTGGATTTGCCGTTTAAAATCCTCATCTGTAAGATACAAATGAATAGCTCGGTCGGCAAGTTTTTGTAGTGAAAATTTATGTCTTACACATGACACCTTAAATTCTTCAAATAAGCCGCTTTGGACTTTTACGCTTGTTAATGTTAAATCTTTTTTACTCATAATATTTTTTATATGTTTGTTGGATATAAGTATGTACGGAGTCAGGAATTATTATGATTTATCGCATAATTCTTTATTATTATTAAAAGCACACCACTTGCATAAAGGGGATACTATTTTAGGATGTTCTTTTTCTTGGTACTTACCTTTAGGGGTAAAGCATTCTTTAATGAATTCTTCTAAGATTTGATCTGCTTTATTAAGTTTATTTCGTCCTGCAGCAGGTTTATGGAGTTGTACCCTGTATATAGGGAAATCACTATTTTCCCATATTTTTCTTTTAACTATGAAGAATTCAACTTCTATATCTTCAAGTGGGATTCCATACTGCTCATTAAAAAACTTTTTATAAAGGACTAACTGCATTTGCTTAGTTTCATCCTTTTTAGCTTTATCGTTCCATCCACTTCTTGACGTTTTTATATCGTAGATATAAAATTTGTTTGTGGGTTCATGGTATAATACCATATCAATAAAACCCTTGTATACCAAATTGTTACCAACGTTCATCACGATAGGTAATTCGATACCAGCTAAGTGCCATCCTCGTTTACTAAAATAAGTACTACGTTTCTTTTGAAGAAAATTAAGAATTGCTACTCCATCCTCAAAAAACTCTCTAAGCTCCTCTGGGGATGAATAGTGGGTATTTTTAAATTTTTTATATTCTTGTTGGTAGAGGTTTATGAATTTTTCTTGGAATAGTCCTTCCAAGTCCATATCATCTGCTACGAGTGAAGATTCTTCATATAAAACAGTAAGCCACTCCTGAATTACCTCATGCATCGAGGTTCCAAAAGTAAAATGAATGTTAGGATCATTATTATAATGTCCTTCTTTATATTGAAGTTCCCACTTGTGAGGGCAACTCCTATACATTGACATTTGGGAGTAAGAAATAGTCTTTTGGTAAGCGTAATTTACCTCAGGCAATTCCTTATTTTGTATCTCCTTGAGTATTTGGGGCTTCTTTGCCATATAACTTTTCTAATTTTTCTAAATAAAGTATGGCATCCATAAGTTCTTCTTTCATATGAGTAACCCATTCACCGAATACTAAATCTTCTCTGTCTAAGTCAACACCATATTTTTTCTTACCAAACTCTGCTCGTTCGGTAAATTGTTTTAAAACTGATTTTACTATACTGTCCATTACTTAAACATATTTGCTATTTCTTTATCTTGGTATCCGGCTTTGTAAAGCATTTCTTCTAAATCATTATTATCCATAACAATTACCATATTTGCTGCTTCACGAGTAGAGCACTCATACATTTTAGCTAGTGCCTCTACTAATTCTACTTTAGGCTGTTTCATTTTTGATTTTATATATTTAAGCCAAACATTTTGCTTAGGTAGTAAACCACAATATACTGTGTAATATTTTTCTTTTTCAGTATAAGGTATAGTTTGAACATAGTTTACTAACTCAACAAAGGGTTGATTCATAGATAAAAAACGATTAACCATATACGGGACAAAGGACTCCTTCTCCTTATCAGAAAAGGAGTCCCAATCACGTTTTTTGCCTGTCAGCTCTTTTAACCAATCAAATAAATTCACGATTAAATAGTGTCATAATCCTCCCGAATTTCAGGTGGTAAAGTATCTTTAAGGATTTTGCCTGTTGCTCCATCATAGAATACGGGGATAGGCATTACTGCGTCTTCATCTCCACCTGTAATGAAGCGGGATACTTTACGCATAATAAATCCTTGTTTAAATACCTCACCTCCTGATCCATTAGGGATAGAGGTTGTTTTACTCAAATCAATTTGAGGTTGTTGGGGGGTCATTTCTGATTTCTTCATATTCTGTTTCTTTAATTTCATTACAAAAGTAATATATGTTTTCTTTTTTTAATACTGTATCACAACGCCAATGTTCTTTAAGGATATCGGGTTGGATTTTTTCTGTTTCTCTTATCATACGATACAATAAGAATTTCCGATCTCCAAATTCTATTAGGTCTTTATATAACAATTTTTCCTGAGATTTCTAGTAATTTAGCAATGCATGCTGCAATGTTGATTTCTTTATCAATTCGAAAATTTGAATGGTACATATATTCTTCAATAATAATAATCGCTTCAGCAGGACGTGATGTATATTCGTCCATACGTTCATATAGCGTTTTATACAGCGCTTCAAAATCATTTACATTGGAATCGGCGATAACCTGTCTAATTTGTTTAAATGACTTTTTATTAGGCAATAATTCAATTACTTTATCAACATAATTGCTTGATACAAGTGTTTGTTTATCTAGTTCTAACTCACCATCTTTAGAAGACATTTGACATACATTGAGCATCTTACGTACATCAGGATAGTATTGATTTATTAAATCTTTAAGATGGTCAGTACTATGTTGTACATTCTCTTTAGATAAAACATTAAAAATATGTTTTGCTACTTCACCTTTACTAGGAGGTACAATTTTAAGTACTTGACAACGTGATTGGAGAGGATCAATGATACGCTCTACATAATTGCAAGTTAAAATGAATCGTGTACTTTTAGAAAATGTTTCGATAACATTTCGAAGTGAAGCTTGAGCCTGGATTGTTAAAAAATCAGCCTCATCTAAAATAACCACCTTAAGGGGTTTAAAAGACATTGTACTAGCAAATCCTGATACTTTGTCTCTAATAGTTTCAATACCCCTTTCGTCGCTGCTGTTAATATAGAGATAATCACAGTTAAGATTTTTAACTAATAGCTTAGC